TTACCGCCTAGTGTCCTATTCGATTCTACCGCAAGTGACACACTGGAACTTCCGGTGGATGAACAGAAGGCATCGAGGTTGCGCTGTGCTGTGCGATCATCTACGCGCCCAACCAAAATCTGCACTGCGAAGTTGTATTCGGTCATTCCCCGCTGAAAGTCTTGGTGATAATCCACTCTATTTAGCTGCACTATTGCCACAGGAGGGTTGGGGTTGTCAGGGATGTCTGCGGATGTTCGTAGACCTGAGATGGTCGCTAGGTTGGTAGCGATTCCTTCTCTTAGTTCCTGAATCGAAGCCATTAGGCCATCCTCAGTTTGCGATAGGGCTCGATAAGGTGCTGAACATCAGGATCAAGTTTGAAACCGACTCGCATTGAACCGAGCTCGCCTGAGATGATGCCTAGCGGTGCATCAAGGCGCTTGAAGATTCTTGAGGCAAGGATGACTGTTGCCTGGGTGATGGCGATAGGGACTGCGCTCCATCCCCAAGTGCCGGCAATCTGCACTGTGGCTTCTCCGCCTCTGGTGGGAAACAGGTAGTCCTCAATAGCTCTGATTTGCGTGTAGGAGGTCACCAGACCGCCGCTAACGCCATTTAGGGGCTCAGCCTGCCAGTCTGTTGTCTCCCAGGTTGTGTCGAAGGTCTCGCCGTCTTCTGAGGTCTTGACTGAGGTCAGAGTAATAAAGTCATCTGTTGCGCAGACATAGTTATCTAGCGGCGCGAACAGTCTTGTAGCAGTTCCGGCGTTGTAGAAAATGCGCTCAGTGTATGAGTCAATCTGTCGCGATGCAGACTCAACTGCCATCTCCAGCAAGCTGTCATCAATGGCATCAGTGATGCCGGTTGCTGCTTTGATTTGAACTAGGCTGCAATAGCCATTTGTGATTGCCATAAATCCTCCGCTTCTATTCTACTTCCCGAAGTTCTTTTAGCATTTCAGCGAAGGTTCTGTCATCGTCTAGGACATTGATACCCGGGTCATACCAGTCAATGAACTTCACATCATCGCCTTGCAGGATTGTGTTGTGAACAGTCAGATCGCCATGTGTTTCCTTTGGCCTGCGTTTTTCTAGCAGGCTAACGATGTAGTCCCTGCTCGGATAGCGACCCCAGTAGTTGATAAAGGTTCTCAGGTTGATGCCTCTGTGCCAGTCGTAGGTGCGGCCTCGCTGATGTTTCTTTTTGACAAAGAAATTCGACTCAATCTCTAGCTCATGAGAGTCTGCTCTCGGTGTGGTTAGGTAGGACTTTTTCAGCGTGTTCTTTTTCTGCTTCATCACGAACACAGGTCGAGGCGGGCCGTTGAGGTGTGACCTGCCATGACCAATTACCTCAGCATCGTTCGGGATGTAGCCGGCCTTGACTGAGGACTGACCGCAAGCGCCATCCTCTGTTGCTATTTCTGCCACGACAGTCTCGCCTAGCGACCTCACAACCTCTAGGACATTATCAAAGCCACCTGGTATGTGATGAATAACAGACATAGCCAAAACCATGTCAAAGTGCTCTACCTCGCAAAGTGTTCTCAGAGAGTTCAGGTCAAAAGTCTGCTTCAACAGGAGTATGCGCTTGTTGTCGTTTTCGACAAGCACCTGCTTTAGCCAGTTGCCGTAGATTCCCTCAATGGCAACTACTGTGCAGTCTGGAAAGTCCTCTGCTAGCCGGATAGAGAAGTAGCCGAGGTTCGCGCCTATGTCGAGAACTGTAAAGGGTCGCTTGTATTTGCTTGCGACTAATTTGATTAGTTCATAGCGAGACTCTACTTCGCGGATGCCTTTAGCCTTTAGTTTTCCCTTGATCCAGATGTCTTGATACTGCTCCATTATTGAAGTCCTTTCAGGAAGGGTAGCCAGTAGTGATTCCAAATCTTTTCTTTGTCAAAGCCCTTAGCGAACTCTCTAGCGATTTTTGATTCCCTGCCCTGCTCCCTAGATGCCTCATAGGACTCTTCCAAAGCTGCAACAGTCGAGGCGATAGATGGAATCTTCCACCAGCCTGCCTGAGCCTCATCCCAAAACAATTGACCAGATACCTTCCAGCCATCTTCTGCTACTAGGTCTCTTGGCCCTGTCCAGCCCACAGTAATAACTCTTGTGCCACAGGCCTGCGCCTCAATCACGCCAATCTCAAATCCACCGCCGTAGCATAGTTGCAGGGCAACATCGGCAGCAGAGTAGATGCCAGCCAAGTCCTTAGTCTCAATGCCTAGTCGGTAGTCGGTTGGGTCAGGGAAGATAACCGAGTCCATGTCTAGCCCGCAGGCCTCAGCTAGTCGAGGCAGGTGAAACCCGCCGATGATTCCCTTTGGCTCTGTGTGTATGTATAGATAAGCGTTGGGGACTTTCTGCTTGAATACTGCAAACGCCATGAGTGCCTCAGCAAAAGCCTTGCGATGAATTGACTTGTTTGCTTTATTAGCTGCGTTCATTACTACTAGGAAGTCATCCTCAGCAACCCCTAGAAACTCCCTTGCATTTTCCTTACCGATTTTCTGTGTCGGCTTGAACTCTGAGACAGTGTCAATCGAGTGAGGGATGTAGGTGTTTTCTATGCCTGCATTGTCGAGCTGTTCCTTGCCCCAGGGTGACATTGTTATCGGTGTCACATTGTCCTTCTCTAGCCAAACCCTAATGGCAGGTGGCAGGGAGATGTGGTCTAGCGGAACCCAAGAGAGAATCCGAGGGAACTCCTCAGTCGGCCACATTTGTGGTTTAAGAGTCCAGACATCTCCGAGGGTCAGGATGTAATCCTTATCCAAAGCTCTTAGCCGCGTTGATTCTGTGATTGACAGCTAGGGCATCTTGGCTCATGCCGTCATACCCTCTGGCATAGTGAGGGATTTCCCCATGCTTAGTCTTGTGAATAACATTGTTGCCCTCAACGCCGTAGTTGGATTGATGAGCCGCATTTACGCCATGCCGGACTAAGTAGTCGAGCAGGTAACCGATTTGCATCCCATAGCCTGTTGGCTGATAGGGGCTGTTTGACCAGGTTGTGATTGTGAGATTTAGTTTTTCGTGCTTAGACATAAAGACCTTTCTATCTTCACAATAGCAAAAACCCCCAGCTTTTGGGCTGAGGGCTTTGCGTGATTTACTAAGAACTAAGCAGCAGTTCCCTTGTAAATCTTGAAGTGGCTCTGGTGCGATAGGTCACCATCAACGCGAACCATGAAGCGGAAGACAGACAAGTCGTTTGCGAACTTGTAGTCATCGCTGCGGTCTACGCGCAGGCCACCGGCAAGGCGAACCTTGAAACTGGGCAAATACCCAAATCCAAAACTGGCGGCTGCGGAGCCCACTGCTGCCATGTTCGGATTCTCAAATACTGGGAAGCCAAGCAGGGTGTCAGGGGTAGCAGCAGCAAGCGATGGCTGGAAGACATAGTTGCCAGCGGTGTCGGTTAGCTTGCGAGCGGTCTTGATTGCCGATGGGCTCATTAGCCATCCGCTACCTGGGAGACGGCGAACTGCGCCATCTACCGAGTAGAGAACATCAATGACCTCATCTGCGGTGAATTCCACCAACAACAGTTCCGTTGACAGCAGTGCCGGCAGCGGTAACGATTCCGTTTGGCTGGCCTGAGGCCAGATCCGGTGGTGAGTGCAGTGTTGATAGCAACTCCGATGGAGTTACCTGCTGCGCGAGCAAGAACATCAGCGATGTCCACGCCACCATCTTCAATCAACTCGCGTGCGACCGGCACGAGGAACGCATACTTGTATGCGCCGAGGGTGATTGAGCTGAAGGTTGGCTCAGACTCGTTAATCTCTGCACCCGCAGCTTCAAGACCAGCAGTTCCATACGCGGTGAGCGTTGGGATCTTTAGGTCTTCTCCACTGTTGGTCTGGAATACCTCAGAGACATCGAGCATCGGGCCGACCTCGCGAGCAAGGTCAAATACACGAGAGACGAAGCTCTGAGGGACTAGACCGGCAGAACCTGATGGGGTCAGGGTTCCACGAGTCTCGAAGGTGTGAGAGCGTAGTTCTCCCATAGCGAGTGCACGAACATAGTCGCTGTCGGTCTTAGAGACCTCAGCAACCTCAAAGCCGCGAGCAGCTTCGGCGGCCTTAGCCTCGCGCTCCTCAGCTTTGCGAACTGCCTCGATAGCAGCGGCACGCTCATCTAGCTCTGAGTTGATCCTGTCGAACTTCTCCTGCTCTTCGCCGGATAGGTCGCGGTTCTCAGCAGCAGCGACATCGAGAAGGGCTTTTGCCTCTTCCCAAGCCTTTGCGCGAGCCTCTGCCTGTGCCTTAATAAAGGACTGTGACATTTGGCATTTCTCCTAGTGATTAGTAACGAAACATCAGCCGCGCTTAACGCAGAACTGAAACAGGCGGTGCTTACACTCAGCCCTACTAATAATTCTAACCTATGACCGCAAAGGAAAACCCCGCAGGTGAAAGGACAAGCCCTGCGGGGGCGGATTCTCGCTCTGGCAACTGCGGAAGGGGGCTACCGCGTTTCTGTTGGCTTGGTAATGCGAGTTTCCCTTTTAGTGGCGGGAGCAGATGCGCCACTGTCAGGTTCACTATCAGCTTCGATAGCGACATCTGGGTTGTCTAGTTTCCAAATGGCATCAGCCCACTTGTCAGACAAAGTATAGATAGCACCGACAGATGGGTTGCCCGGCTAGGTCAAGGATGACCTTTTTGATTTGTGCTTTAGTAGCCATTAGTTCCTCTTTAGTAGAAGTTCAAGTTGCTTACGCTTTAGGTCGAGAAGGCTAGGGGTTTCCTCTTCTGCCTCTACCTCAACCTGTGGCGATAGTGAATCAACAACAGTCTTGATCAGCTCAGACTCTTGCTCAGATAGGTCAGCGCCTTCCTCTAGCTTGAGGACTGCATCAGCCAGTTCATCCGCATCAACCTGTGCCCGAGCGGCAACCTTGTCTAGTGAGCGAACCATCGCCTCTGTTTCCGAGTATGCCGGAAACGCCACGATGCTGGCCTCAAAAAATTTGACTGACTTAAGGCTGCGCTCTGTCATGTCTGAGTTCCATGAGTCTTTCATCACTGAGAACCCAAAGCTCATTTTTGAGTAGTCTCCGCGCCGTAGGCTCTCAGCCATGTCTCGACCTTCGGTGTTGTTTGGCAGCGATGCCTCAACTCTTAGGCCGACCTCATCCTCGCTGAGCCTCATTGTCCCTGCGCGGGTCGAGGCTAGGACTCTGCCGGTGTCGTGGTTTATCAGTAGCTTGACATCGCCTCTTGCCCTTAGTGATCGCTTGAAAGCGCCAGGCTCAATCTGCTCTCTAAATCCGCCCAAGTCTTCTGACCATGAGTTGAACTTGGCAGCATAACCAACAAAGGTCATGCCGTCTTGCTCGTCTCTCAGTTCGAAGTCGGCATCAAAGTTTCTAGTTTCGTGCTTCATCTTTCCTCGTTCTTGCTCTGCCTCTAGTCTAGTAACTACACCTTCTGCATACGCCTGCGCCCTACGAGCAGACCTCTTAGTTGTCCCGCCACCCCATAGAGCCATTGCAACAACACCAGGGGAAGGGAAATTGTCAGAATCAGGATCAGCATCAGGAGCATCCAAATCACCAAGATGGCGAGCAATCCAAGCAGCAATACGCTTCCACTTATCTTCAGACAAGTTCTCGCCAGCGGCCATTTGCCTAGCCTCTCGAATAGTCCGGTCAACCAAACCATCACCGCCAAGACCTTCTGCATACCAGTCCAGTCCTCTCCTAGCACTTGCCCTCATGTAAGCAGGTGGCTTTCTGTCTACCTGCCTTGTTTCAACATCCTCTTGCCAAGCGTTGCAATAATAATCTCCCCTGACATACTCTTCCCAGCGCTCGCAATAAGCCATGTCGTTTTGAACATTGTCTTCGTTGTAGAAGAAGCAATTACCGCAGGCTCTTCCCTCTGGGACATCTTCTGATAGGGCTGGTCGGTAATTGTCGGGCAGGTCTCTCTTTGCCCTCTCTCCACCTGGCTCAATGCCCTCGGCGATTGACACTGCGACCATCTGATCAATGGCGGCTTGCTTGGTTGTGTGGCAACCAATAACTTCGCCATCGTCTTTCTCGACAGCCCAACCATCTGAGCAGTCGGGATTTGAGTCAGTTATGTAATAAGGCAAAGCTATAACCTCTGTGCTAATACATGAAGTTCGTTGCCGGTTGTGTCTGAGATTGCCCAGACTTCATCGCCGGCAGGGACTGTCAGCTGGATTGTTTCGGTGTCCGTTACATGAAGGCCGTTATTGATTGTCACGCCTGGGCCGTTGATGTAGATGTCGCTGTTTGAGCTGTGCTCGTGGTTGTGAAATGTAATCAGCTGTGGTGAGCGGTAAGACTCGACCACTTTTGTAGCAACTGTGCCAATTGTGTAGTGCGCTGCGATTAATCCCATTTAGCCCTCCGCTGGATA